TGATAAGAAACATAAGGATGCCTGACTAAATCATAAGCAGCCCTTTTAACTGACGCGGCTGTAGTCTTATCACCCTTTTGACTGATAGCCCTGTATGCTTCATTCGCATTGAAGTTAACCATGTATAAACTAACAAACTTATCATAGCGTAACTTTTGACTAACACTTCTTAGTCCGAACCTTTTTAATACAGGGTCTTTAGTTTCCATAGTTTACTTATTTTCATAATAATTTTTAACTTTTTTAAATACGTTTCTAATATTACCAGGGCATTTCGTACAGTGTTTAAAGTCATCTTTAAATATCTTATTATTCAAAGCGTATAACCTTAAAACCTTCTCACCAGTTACCGAAGTCCAGCTGCAAACCTCCTCTAATTCCTTTTGTAATTCAATCGCTTCAATATCGGGTTCCTCAACCCAACTATAAGTTTCTTCTTTTGGTTTAGCTTTAACTACTCTTTTAATTACCTTCTTAGTCGTTGTCTTCTTCTTCATCTTCTTTTGGTTTATCGTTATCAACTACGTAATACATCCAATACTTTTCAACGCACATCTCTTGCGCACTCATTTCCTTATCAATCATAGTTTTATATCTGTACTAATTAAATACTTATCTACTAAATAACCTAACACACTAACCGAACTAGCCAATGTAATATCCTTAGTAATTACTAAACACACCCAAAACGAAGTGCACATTAAACAACTAATAATCTTACTAGGTATTAATAAAACCCTTCTAGGTTTCTTCAATACAAAATTAAGCTCCTCAATGAAATTAGGTACATGATAAACTAACCACGTAGCCCCTATTATGTTTATAATCGTTTCAATCATATCTCGTTGTTATATATAAATTAACCCCTAATGTTTAAACGCATTCGTTAAAGCTGGTAAGCTTCGCTCTAATGACTTCAATATCTTTCTTGAACCTCTTAACTAACCTTGTTCGACTTCTCGTTACTGTGTTATAAATGGAAGACATAGGGATATCTAGCAATTCGCCTAACCCTCTAAAAGTATTATCATCTTCGTAATACATTTCAAACACCTTTTTATCATAAAAGAACTTAGGGTTTTTAATTACCTCATTATCTAAATGCTTTTTAATCTTATTCATCAATCTTTTGTAATCATCTTGTAGCTCGTTTAAAAGTCTATCTCTGTCGATTGAATCATTACTTAGTCTAAAGTCTGTTTCTTCGTTATAATCACTCCCAATAGGTTTTCTGTATGTGTAGTAATATCTTGAGTTCTTAGATTGTAGATTGTTTCTAATTATCACATATAAATATTGGCTCATTTCATCGTTATCATAAATAGTCTTAATCTTATTGAAATCTTTATCCGCTAATATTATAAACAAGTCATTGAAGAAGTCCTCCGCATCTCGCTTGTTAGGTATCATTCTATAAATAAACTTATTCATTAACTCAGCTCTGCTATTCTCTAACCAATTAAATATGTCTTGTATGTTTGTCTGTCTTGCCATACTGTAAGATACGAATTACTTTTGGATAAACAAGTCAACTTGGCAGTTATTCCGCCATATTGTCGTGTCACATTGTCAGTATAATATTTAACATAAAAAAACCCCTAGCGAATTAACACTAGGGGCTGAATTAGAAACGGCAATTTCTAACACAAACAAACACATTAAAACGTGTTTTAACATTCTATAATAACAACCTAAAGGCAGTTTATTATTTCAATGTTAGCATTAATACTAAGTCCACTGCTCTGCCATAGCTTCTGCCATACCTTTAAACGTTTTACTTCTTAGCGTTCTACGTTCTGCTGGTGTTTTAGCGTTCTTTAGTGCTTCAAAATACCATTTAGGTTGCCTTTTCTTAACACCTTTTTTTGATATAAACTCTATAAACTCGCCCTTTTCAACTATATCTGTGGGCTCTAATTTAGGCAGATTCTTCAACCATAAGCAAGTGCTTTTTTGTGCTTTATCTCCAAACTGCCAAGGCTGAACTATTTGGTCTGGCTTTCTTATGTTGCTACTTATTACGCTTATTGGATTTTCAATAGCTATTTTATTTATTGGCACATCCATTAATTTTTGTACAAAATCTAATGCTTTCGCTTGGTTTTCCCAACGTTCTACATTTTTACTACCATCTTTGTTGTATAGCCATCTTGCACCACTTACAGCTAAAAAAGTACAAGGTGGGTGAGCTATCATCATATCCCAACCTTTATCTATAACTTCAAATACATCTTGTTGATAATGCCATTCGGGATGCCCACCACTACAAGGTAATAAATCACAACTAAATGCTTCGTGTCCTAACTTTCTTAATTCTTTTGTTACTGCTTGGCTTTCTTCACAAGCTACTAATATTTTCATAATTTTATATTTAAGTTTTTAATTCTAAATCCGTACTAATGCTAACAACACCTATACGTCAGCTTCCTATCGTCAGCCGAACGCATAGCCAAACCGTTATAAACAATTAAAATCCTTGTAAGTTATTTCAAAGTCAATCATTGAAGTTTCAGGTATTAATAAGCTCATTTTTATAGGTAAAACATCTGTTGAATAAATATATCCATCAATTTTATATAAGCTAAAACCGTTTTCTCTTACCTCTTCCGTCTTAGATACTTTAATAATCATCCCAGTACTTTTGTGCTTTATATCTTTTATCATAATTTAATTTTTAAAAGTAAATAACATAAAATAAAAAGCAATTGGCGGCCGCATGGTTGCGTGTTATTAACCCGAGCAGTTTTTTTTAACGTGTGAACCGCTTAAACATTTCCGCTATTCTTATACCGCCAAAAGTTTTCATTCTTATCTCTAACACAATAAAACACAACAAACCAATAAACAAATCAAACTAAATATAAAACACTCTGTAACTCTTTTAACCTTCTCGAACTTATTCATCTTTTACTTTACTTTTTGATTAGGAAACACCATGTAATTATTAGACACAGAACTTAGGTCGTTAACAATTCGAACATTGAAAGTATCAGTTATATTACTATCCAACCTCATAAGCATTAAATTAGTCCATAAATTACCTGAAGGGTCTCCTTCTATGTGTGTTGGTATATTTGGGATATTATAATCACCTGTCTTTCTGCTTATTTCATTTCCGTTTTTATCTGATACTATACAAGTCCAATATTCAGTATTTCCAGCATCTATCGTGTAACCAGCAACATGGATATAAATATAACCTCCTTTAGGTTTAAATTTTGAATTATCATTAATTAACGCTTTATTACTTTTGTATTCAATATAAGCCGCTGCATTCTTCTTACTTGTCATTTTTATAGTTGTCCCGTACTTATAACTAACACACGAAAACATAAATAATCCTAATCCTAATACTAATCCTAATTTTTTCATAATCTTAAATTTTAATTTGTTTTTAATTTGTTTTTAATCCAGTACAGTTATTAACATTAAAAAAATAACCGCCATTAATATCAATCCTGTAATAAAGTCCTTTGCAAACATATCCTTTTTCGTTTTAGTGATAGAACAAATCTAAGTAATACTTTTCTATTATACAAATGTTTTTTACAATTCATTAATTAAAGTATCAATTAAACCTTCATCGTTTTTAAATTCTAAAGTACTACACACTTCCCCGACCTCATCGAAATATCTCAATTCAATCCTTACAAACTCATCGCTAACGGCCAATAAATAATATTCAACGTATTGCTCATGGATTTCATATCTGTAGTTCTGACAGGCTTCAATAACTTCCTCTATAAATTGATTTCTATTCATGATATTAAAAATAAAGCCCCGAAGGGCGTTGGTTTATAGTTCTGAAATTTCAAAGATATTTTTAAAACTCTTATTTATTTTCTCTAAAGCTTCATCATAAGTTTTCGCCGTTACAGTTTTTGTTGTTAATGCAAAACCGTTTGGCCTTCCTTTATGTTCATATTCAACTTCAAAAGAAAATCTTTCTAAATCGTTGTCAGAATTTTCTAAACTTAAAACTTCTAAAGTTTCAATATTTATAAAAACTTTTTTATTATCAAACCCTTTAATGAAATAAGGGTTTTTATTCAATCCTTTCAACTGCTTAGTAAGAACACGCCCAATTTGACTTCTGAATGTTACTTTGTTTCCTGTTACTCCTAATATTGTTATTGCGTTCTCCATACGGTAAATATATATTAAACTTTCTGTAATAACTAATTAAAACTAATTTAATTTACATAAAAAAAGGATGTGAGTCAATCCACATCCTTTTAATTTTAACTAACTCACTCTAAATGTTCACCACTTGCAATAGCTTCTGTAAATATACATATTTTTATTTAATAAAGTGAATCTTCTGGTAATGTTTTAAACCTTTGTAAGACTCGTTAACAAAACCTCTGCGCCCTAACTTAAAGTTGTTCTTTATCCAGTTACTAGATGGACTTAAAGCTGGGTAGTTGAAATAATAGAAATCATCACTAGAACACAAATCAAACAAAGCCTGGTGTGAATCACCTTTACAAAATATAATTAATTCAGCATCTTTGTAAATCTTATTCTGTTTACAATACTGGTCTATCTTGTCAGCTCCTTTCAAATCAAGGTGAGGTTTAAAACCAAACTTCAAACTCTTATCATCTTTACCATGTGTAATAACAAAGCAAATGTCTTTAACAAAGTAGTGATTAATAAATTTCCTGTGATTGGTTACCGTTACGTTTTTAAATTGTAACTCCGCAATCTGTTTAAATGCTTCATTAACAAAGTAACCAAAAGCGCCTGAGTGGTTATCGTTACAAATGTTATTAAAATGTACCTCTTTATAACTACCAATTAAGCCATATAATATATTTAACTTAAATTCTAGTGCAGCATCAAAAGCCTCCTCATTAGTCATATTCTGCGGTAATGAATGACCTCCACGAGTTGTTTGTGCGTTAAAACCGTCTAATAAATCCCCTAACTCATCAACATAAAGAATGTTGCTTTCTTGCTCCTCTAGTGTTTTATCAATTACTATCTGCGCGGTTTTAAACAATTCTTTCTTATTCCATTCCGCTTCATACATTGTATTATTATCGATATCGGTATCCATTCCAATATGTACATCAGTAATAACAAGTTTATCGAAATCCTTTATGTTACGCTTACCATCCTTAATCGTAACTTTAGGCAACACTAAAGGCTTAATGTATTTCTGTATAATACTATCAAAGTTTATGCTTTCCGCTACTTCTTCAATGCTTTCGTTTTTCTTTGGCGCGTATTGAATCCATTGTTGACCCGTTGTCTTTGAGGTACTTACCTTAATTACTTCGAAATTTTCAGGCACTTCAATCGGTTTACTTTGTAGTTTCTCTGTGCTGGAGATTACTTTACCATTCTTATCTAACTTCTTAATAGTTTCAACAAACTTCCTTTTATTCGGTGTTGCTCTTAATCTTAATACATCTTCGAACTGCTCATTTGTTATCCTGTAGCGGTTCTGTGTTCTTCCCTTTGCGTTATCTTTTACTTTCAACTCTAAAAATTCAGCTTCTGATTTGTTAAGCCATCTCTGTAATCTATCCATGTTTGTTTTTGTTTGTAAGTTACTATTTATTTTTAAATCTTTAATAACAATATTGTAAAAGTGCATTTTACTGCGTAAAACATCGCACAAGCTCACTTTACAAAGGTGTTATAAAACACCTCCGCAGTCATTACATTTTTTATTTATCAATTCACTTGGAAATCTTTCTTCTATTTCGTGAATACATTGGCATTTTATAACACCATCTAAAACAACATTATTTTTAACTAAATCCGCTAACCTTTTGGCTAAGTCTTTTTTATATTGTTTCATTTCATCTTCGTTTAAACATCCATCTGTAAATAAACTTAACGCTTCTAGCCAGTAGGATTCTTGACTCTGTATCTTGTGATGTTTCTTTGTCATAATCTAATCGTTAAAATAACATTGTTTAGCTGTAGCATTATTTATTTTTCGATTCAATCCATTTATTCAAACAACCTTTGCAATGTAAAGCGTTATCCTTCACCTTCTTATTACACACTACACAATTGGTGTTTGGAAATAAGCTAGTGTGTATTATTTTCTTAGGCATATGCAAGTATAGTAATTTATATTTAATAATTAATACTTTTTTTAATATTTATCAAAATGGATATTCAAAAGTCTTACCATCTGATGTTTCAAAACTATTATCATCTTGAACAGCATAACCGCTTTGTCTTGATAGCGCATTCAATCTACTGGGTTCAATATCGCTTTCAATTGGTTCAATTTCCTTTTGTATATTATTCCTTTCCCATAGTGGGCGGTCGTCTGTTACTCCGTCGTAATACCTTCCGTTATTCAAATCATAGTTAAACGTTACAAAACTGCCTATGCTTCCAGACCCTTGGTTTTTAAACTTAGCTTTTAAATTCTTAACAATTACCTCACCCGTTTCATAATCTCTATGAACACAAAGCCCGTTATGTGTCTGATCCCTGAAATCTCCCGAACCTTTAACACTATATAAGTCTGGCATCTCGTATTTTTCAGAACCTTGTATCTTAGGCATTTTAGTTGGGTGCGCAATTAAAAAAACGTGTACGTCATAAGCTTGACAGAAAGCCGTAATCTTTGCAAGTGTTTCCCCTATCTCAGATAAACTCTCCCCGTTCTTACGTTTAACTTTGTTAAAGGCATCTATAACAAAGATGTTACAACCATATTTAAAACACTGTTCTTTAAATCTTTCTAGTAACCAATCCCAACTCACTAGCTCACCTCTTTCGGGCGCTGTTAAATATATCTTATCTTTCGACCAATCTCTATACTTTATTAATTCGTCTTCGTTCATTCTATTACCAAACTCAGAGCTCCCAAACTTTTTACCCACTACTTTCTCCGCTAAAACTTCGTGGTGTTTCTTCATTGGTAAATGCTCAGGAGAAAAGAATGAAGCCTTTAAATTATCATGGTCGCAAATTAATTGAGTCACAAACCATTCTACCCAGTTTGATTTTCCTGAAGATGGAATCCCTGTAACAGTTGTTAATTGTCCCATTAATATGGAGAATATTTTATTAAAGTCTTTGAAATCTTTTGACTTAGGTTTTATTGTTTCTTCATCTCCATTTCTATACAAGTCTAGAATATCATCCCAAACGTCTACAGCGTTAAAAGTTCCCTCCACTGGGTAATCTATAGGATTACTTAAAGAATCCTCTAAGCTAAATGTTGAGTGCATTAGTTCGTCGTTTGCATCCTTACCATTTATAAATTCAATCTTTGAACATTTCCATTTACCTAGTCTATTAATTAAAGCTTTCTCTAATTTCTGCCCAGCTTCGTCATTATCTACAGCAATATAGTATTTTTCAATCGCTTTCAATTCATCTCCGCACGTTTCAAATACATCGTTTAAGTCATTCGCTCCATTCGGTACACTAATACAGTTTTTAATCCCTACTTCCCAAAGTGCAAGTTTATCCATCTCACCCTCGACAATGTAACATTCCTTTTCCCCTTCAAGGTCGTTAATTCCGTAAAAAACCTTTTTTGCATTCTTACACTGGGTGAAAGCTTTCTCTGCACTCCTAAATTTCTTATTTAATAACGTAATCCCGTAAAAGTAATTAAATACAATATTGTTTGTTTTCTTACTTAATTGCGGTTGGTAGTATTCTTCTTCAGTTATTCTACACTCTATTAACGTTTTTTGGCTTATTCCGCGACCTTTAAAGAACTTTACAACCTTATCTGATATACTTGTATGGTTCTCCCATTTTTGAGGCGGTAAATCGTACGAGATAGCTTTACTCTTTTTTTCTCTAAAAGATGTGTCTTCACAGTTCCAACACTTAGCAACTCCCGTTTCTATGTTTACACTTAAACACTTGTCTGTTTTCTTCTTTCTTGTATGGCTACAACTAGGGCAAAGAGTTTGGATTTCTCCATTAGCTTTTGGATTCTTCCCTTTAGTATCAATTTTATTCCAGTCTATCATTTCTTAGTGTATTGCTTTTTAAACTTAGTTTTTCTTTTACCTATGATAGTATCATAATTAAACTCCCAATATTCAACCACAAACTTATAGAAAACATTTTTAATATGATTAACATCTTCAAAAGTCCATTTACCATCTACACAAATTTTATTGAAGTTAGTGAATTGAAGGCTTAAAACATCGTAAGGACTCAAATCTGTAGAGAATTGCCATTTACCACCTCTTTTTTCAACCTCAGCTTTAGCTTTTGAAACTATATTCCTTTGCTCTACCTCAGAAAGTATTTTATCCTTAAAACTTTTAATCTGCGAAGCTGTTAATTTATTATTCTTTTCATTCTTTTCATTCTCTTCATTCTTGTTAGTGGTTAACTGTTGGTTAACTGTTGGTTGCTCGTTGGTTACTATCTGGTTAGACTGCTGGTTGTTCTGTTGGTTATCTCCTTGGTTATTACCTTGATAGTTTTTATACTTAACTATCTGTAAAACAGTACCTTTCTTGCTTTTTTTAGTGGTTATCTCCTTGGTTAACTCTAAACGCTCTAAAGACGTTCTAACCTTCTGAATACTCAAACCTGTTTCATTACTTAACAATTCCCTTGAAGTTAAAAACGAACCAGCCTTGACTATTTGTCCTCTGTAGTTATTGTCCTTATGGTTAGCTTTTAACAAGCAATGAATGAATAAACGGAAGGTATCGGATTCATCATACCACTCCCATTGTAATAAGCTTCTATGTAATTTTATCCAGCTTTCCATTATCTATTTTTCACAAAGTTAGTTAATTTTTCAATAAGAAATTGAGCATCTTCAACGTCTAAATTTGTGAATCTAGTTTCAATTTCATAATCTGAATCAAAACCGATATTTAAATAAAACCTATCGTTTATGTTTTCGTATGCTTCTAAAAATGTTTCGTTTTTTACGTCCTTAATTAATGTTGTAATCATAGCTTTAAAATTTTACTTATTGTTAAAAAAAAATACAAAAAAAATCAATAAACTATTATAACAGCTCCCTGTATTTTAATAGTCTTTAAATTCTTTTCTTTAATCATCTTATCAATCGTTGGTCTACTTACACCAAACTTTTTATGATAAGCTGATTTAGTGAATAATCTTTCTGGGTTAATACTTATTTTGTTCATACGGTTGCTAATTTACAAATTGTAATTGGATTAAACTAATTTATTTTTAATTATTTATTCATTCTCTCAACATGGTAATCAATTAACCTCCCCAATGCTGGGCGATAGTCTTTGATTGCGTTCTTGAAAGCGTGTGTTTTTGTGTAGCCAAAGAAGGATTCATTAACATCTTTGTAATCGTAACCCATTGCGATAAAGTTTAAGATTGCCTTTCTGTTATATAGTAACTCCATTGATAACAGGCTTTTTTCACCTTCTTCGCGCTTTATTATTAGCAGCTCTTTTATTGTGTCTGTGTAGTCTTCAGTCTTAAACTCGTTAAGGATAGTGTAAAAGTGCCACATATAACGCTGTCCATTTATTGTTATAGTGTCCGCTCCTTGCTTGTAGTATTCACCTAAATAATGGTTTTCGTATTGATAGTGTACCGTAGTTCTATCTCTGCCTAGGATATTACCCAACATTTCAAAGTACTGACTTTTCTTTTTACTGGGTATCTTAAACAGTTCAAAAGATAGCATTAGATAAAGCTCGCGTTCTCTTTGTAGTTTACGACCTCTACCAGCTTCTTTAAGGGACTCTAATCCAAAATGGGTACAAACATACTTGTATAATCCTTTAGGGGTTTTAATTGTATCTGAGAAGTTCAAACCTCTCGAAATTTTATACTGTGATTCTTTATCCAATCCTAAAAATGTAAATGCTTTCATAATTCTAGTTATTTAAATAGTCATTAATAATTTCCTCTATCAAATCCAATTTAGCCCTGTAGATAATTTCCTCCTTTAACCAAAAGTTTTTAGTTGATGGATAGCGAACATCATTAATATGGTTTAAAGTGTCTTGAATGATACTTTCTAAAGCTTGCTTCTTAGCGATTAGCTTAATATGGAATAGTGTTTGTTTGTTCATACGGTGAATGTAAGTATTAATTTGTTAATACCAATACATTTATGCACAAAAAAACCGTTTAAGTGTTAATTAAACGGTTATTTATAATAGTTCTAAATAGTGTTATAGTGGTATTATATCGAATTCAATACGTGGATTTAGTTTATCTAGGTGTTTACGTGCTATGATTTCTAAGCATCGGTTATCGTTCTTAATTGCGTTACATTTCTGCAAACAATCTAATGTACTTTTTAGGCTATTATCTAAATCGGGACGTCTTGAATCGTAGTAAACATCTATTTCAAATTTAAAGTTTCCTTCAATCATTTCATAATCATAGGCAGACATTTGAGTGTTAAAGCTATTTTCGTACGTTTTAAGGCTTGATTGTTTACATAGTGAGCATTTGCGCCCTAATCTAATTACTTTGTATTGGTTGGACTTGCTAGGACAGTTTCCTTTTATAGTATATTTCATAATAAAAAAAACCCTCCACTCAATTAAGAATGAAGGGATTTGTTAAAGGTTAGTAGTTAAAATGGTAAAGAATCAGATTCATCTTCAGCCATTGCAACAGGTTGCGGAGCTGAAACACTTTCTTCTTTTTGAATAAACCAAGCATCCAAAGAATTAAAATATCTGTCATTCCCTGTCTTTGGGTCGTTCCAAGCTCTACCACGTAAATTAAACTTCACTAATATTCTATCACCTACAGAAATACTATTAAGCTTGTCGCAGTTATCCTGTGTTAATTGCATCGCGATGTCTTGAGGGTATTCGCTTGAATCATCTGTTATTACAAACTCTCTTTTCTTAAACTTTTCAGTTATTACAACCGTTTCGTTTACCACTTTTACACTTCCTTTTAATTCGAACATTTTAATTGATTTTTAAGTTATAATTTGTTACTAAAGCGCATCCCTCGATTTGCTCACCTCTTTGTAAGGATTTTTTAATTTCAGCTTTATTTGGTTGTTCTGTTACTTTTACTGTCTTATACTCTTTTGGTAAATCGTTAACTATTCCGTTAACTTCGACCGCAGTACTTTTACGAATCCCAAACTTAATCAATCCAACCTCAAACTCTCCAAAGATATTAACAGCGTTTAACAAACTGTTTTTAAGCCTTGATACAAGATTATTGTTTGCTTTCTTCATTGCTTGCAATCGCTTTAATTCGTCATCTATTTGAGTATTCAAAGCTTCTCTATTTTTAATAACTGCAAGATAACTTTCTGATTTGGTTTGCAGCTCCTCGTTATTGATTTCTAACTGCTCCAAAACTTCATCTGTTAACTCACCTTCATTCGCTTCGATAACACTAAGCAAAGATAACATATTCTCGTTAATTTTGTATAAACTAATCATAATTATTTCTTATATTTTTCGTTAAAGATTTGTTCTAGTTCTGTCTTTTGCTCAGGTCTTAACTTGTACTTAACAGAATGTAATAACAACTTCTTTAAGTCTTCAGATGCAAACTTTTTTGCTTTCTCGTACATTTCGGGTGTTATCCATTTCTTTTCAGCTTCAGGTCTAGCTTTCTCAATTGCGGTTTTAACTGGTTGTTTTGGTGTTGTGTTCTTACCACTTGCCAAATTTGCATCGTCATCAGTAGCCTGTAAACCTAATAAACTTTGTGCTGTATACCTTCGGTAGTAAGATACGGCAGAACCTAATTTTTGAGGGTCGTTTAATGTTGGCAATGTTATTTCGCTGTTAACCTTTTCACCTGTTTCAACATCAATCAATTCGGTTATTACTTTACCTTCTAAAATAGGCTGTAATAAAAGCAAATCATGTTTTTGTAATATTGGTTCAACGTGTTCTAACAAGCTGTTAATATCAAAGTACTTGCTTTTAAAGAATGGGTTCTTACTATCTTTTGAAATTTTACCAATCTCTTTCTTTGCTTCAAATAATTTTTTATAGATACTCATGTTTTTAATTTTAAAGGGTTTTACTTTTGGCTCCAGATTCCACTATCCGTTTTGATTATTAATTCTGCTGAACTATCGAAGTCTTTAATAGATTGGAATAGTTTTTTTGCAGTTCCACATATACTCCGCTTCTCTTGAAAGATTACCACGTTATTATGTCTATTACTAAGCTTCTTAGAAACTCTAATACTTTCCGCTAAGTCTTCATTGCTTTTCTTACTTTGCGTGTGTAGAAACGCTCCTAAATCATTTGTTGGTTTACTCATTGTTTTTAGTTTAATTCGTCTAATGCTATTTCTGAAACATCTATACTATAAAGACATTCGTATCTGTTAATTAAGTCGTTTGCGCTATCTCCGTAAGAATCAAAGTAATTAATACTTTCTAGTACTGATTGACTAGGTGTGTAAGAATCTCCATCGCAGTAAGATACCTCTATCTCAGCCGTAAAGCTTTTTGTGTTGGTTCCTAGTGTTATTAACACTGTTGTTTTAGTTGTCATAATTAATAAGTGATTTGATTTGAATTTAAAGTAATGTTGTAAGGAAAGCCTGTGAAATTCTCAGTTAAAGAAGGCTTGAAATCTGTAGCGTATACACTAGTTGACCATCTTATTTCGTTAGATGCAAAAGACTCTAAAGCCTCGTTCTCTTGTTTTTTATTATTAATTTTTATAGTTACCATGTCGTTATCGTTTAGTGATACACAAATATAAGTATTAGTTTATTAATACACAAGTTTTATTTTGATTTAAAATAATATCTTTAAGTTGCTCCCTACCGCCTTACCTGTTATCTTGCTAAATTTACGAGTGAAAGATGTGTTTTCGGGAAAGATTAACCCTTTTTTGTAGAATAATTTCACCTCTACATACTTACCTATGCAAGATACAATTTCCCCATACTCTTTTTGAAATGTTGTATTCTGAACGTGTATCTTTTCGGGTGTGTTTGGTATAATTGTCATATCGTTATCGTTTAGTGATACACAAATCTAAGTAATAAATTCTTATTACACAATACAAAAACAAAGAAAGTTTTAAATAAATATTATTTAGAGGGAAAAAAGGGTCTACTTAGAACAGTAAACCCTTGATAATTAATTGAATAAATGAATGTCGATATTTGACATGAAATCTTTAACGCTAAAGTTAGGGCATGACTTACTAGAGAGTTCGTTATGACCTTTAATATCTGCTTCAGGATATTCAGCTTGTAAAAGGATAATTAAAGCGGCTAGTGTTTTCTTTTGCTCTGCTGTGAAGTTATCCTCTGGCTTATCGTTATCGCTACGACCACCAACTAAACAGATACCAATACTATTTTTATTGTAACCTCTAGCATGAGCGCCTGAAACGTTTAAATTCCTTCCATTTTCTACGGTTCCGAATCTGTTAATTATGAAATGATAACCACAATCAGACCAACCGCGGTCAACGTGCCACTGTGTGATTTCCTTAGCACCTACTAACATACGTTTGTAAGTATCTGCGCAATGTATCACCAATAAGTTAATATGTCTATCAGTTTTTAGTATCATAGGATTGATTCTAATAACTCAATAAATACTTCAGAATCTATACTATTTGCAAGTAATAAGATAGAAATTATACTTATAACTATGATTTTAAATATCTTTTTATACATAAGATTCTTTGCAGTTAGTTCCATTCCCTTCCCCACAATCTTACTGCCTTTATCAGATGTAAAGAACAATCCTAATTTTGTAATTAATTTTTTCATTTTGGCGCGTTTAATTTATTGTTTAAATATGATTTTAAGTAAGTTACAAAACTAATCCCTGTAATAGATTGGAAGTTTTCACCTAAAGACTTGACTTCAATTATAGCTAAGAAACTCAAAGCAACATTAGTAAATGGAATCCATGGCGTTAAATATGTTTCAGCTATGAAAGAAGATGTTAATAGTAAATTATACACTAACATTTTAACCGCTGTATTCTTCAACCTTTCAGACCTTATTGGCTCCCCTCTTTTATAAGCTGCAACTATTCCCGTTATTAAATCGGCTGTTATTAAAAAGCCAACCCCTAAAATAGCTGTTTGGATTGGTGCTAATATAGCTAATATAGCCAGCCCTATTTTTGTTATTAAATCAATCATAATATTAACTTAAATAGATTGAACCAAAGAAACTCTTTTTACTTGGAACTATATCATCATCATTAATATTTCCATTGATATATTCAGGATATGTAACCTCGTTAGCACAAAGAAACTTCACTAATCTATCTGTGTAATATTCTGCATCGTCCCTTACATCTTGTCTAAGATAGTTTACTTCGTTTAAGTTACTAGCTTCCGAATTATCAGAACTCTTTTTAACTACTGCCTTATTGGTTACCTTATAATTAAAGTAAAGTAGTCCCGCATAAGTAACCCATTCCACCAAAGCAACTTGAATATAATCTTCTAATAAAGTCACCATTCTAGGTGTGACGGTACCAGATGAAACCTCACTCATTAAGATGTTAAATAAGTTAGTCCCTAAAGCTCTCTCAATGTTTAAGTTTTGAGCTTTGATAATTTGAGGGTGTATTAATTCAGAATCAACATTCAAATTGACCACTGAATTTCTTTTATAATAATCTGCTGTAATTAACAGAACTTTATTGTTAGGCATAATTTATTCTTTTATTGGTTCTTCTTCTTCTACTTCATCTAAATCAAAAGTAGTTGATTGTTTTAGTGTTATTTCTCCATCAATACCGTTGAAATTCATCAATCTATTAAAATGATTTTCTAATAAATATTGATATTGGTCAATTACATTATGTTGGAACATCGCTTCTGCTTCAATTACTTCGTTACTTGTCCCTAATTTACCAGCAGTAGCAACACCTACGACTGTACTAGATGCCCTGTGACCGATTATAATTTGTTCCTTAACTTGGTTAGCTAAGTCTTTATATCTTTCATCAGAATCATTTAAAGTAAGTGGTGTAATAACAGGCACTTGGGATTCGTCTTCACTTAGTGTTAATATTACTTTAGAACTGTTCGCGCTTCCACTATATTGGTCTTCCAATTTACGTTGGAATTGTTTCATTTCTTCGTCACTAGGTACACCAACGAGATTAATCATCATGGAAGGCGTAAACCCGTTTTTAACACTGTTTAGATGCCATGAAGCGATTTCTGTATCTAAAGCTATGTAAGTTGAACAAGCTTGGTAATCAGGTAAAGGATAAACGTCTTCACTTCCTGGTCTATACATTGGAACGTAAACAAGTTGTGTCGCAACATCGTTGTATTGAGTGGAGAAGCCTTGGACAATTTCGGGTTTATATTTCTCTTTTCTTTCCTGTGTCCAATCTGATGAAATCTGATAAAATTCTACTCCTTCAGTTTGTCGAATAGCCACTTCAGAATCGTCCTCCAATTCTTTAACCTTACGAACTTTTGACCAATCAATATATTGAATTCTTGCAATACTTTTTTTATCCTTTGACCATGTAGCAAGAAAACAATACCCACCGTATAAAGCCAAATCGTAAGCGTTTTTGTAAACTATCTCGTTTAGTGTTTCGCTTCCGTTTACGTTATTAATAAAGTTCTTTTGCTCTAAACTAGCAGCTTCAAACCCTTTCCCAGCACTCATGTCTGCCTTCTTTTTCAAGATAGCACTATGAAGGCTAGACGTATTCATCATGTTTTTCAATATCGTAGGGAAATCATTTTTAACTCCATACAATATATATTCTTTATTGTTTAAGGTCTTGAATTCAGGACTTTCAACCTCGTGAGATTCCGCCTTTATCATTGAAACCTTTGTATTTTTACTTTCTATCTTCATAATTTATTGGTAAGAAATATATTTATTATCGTCGTTATCAGTGTAAGAGCTTGTAATTGGTTTTTTATCACCCTGTAAATAAACCTTTCCTGTTTCAACTACTCCACTAGTTAAAGAAATATCTAGGTTTGTAGGGTCTGCCATTTGGTAAACTAAATAAGAATAATAACCGTTTATATTTAGGTTTATAACTCCATTTAATAAGTCCTCTGCTCCATCTGTAACCTCAATCAAGAATTCGTTATATCTGCAAATGTTTGTTGAAATATCCGCAGCAGTAAACACTTTAGCAAATTTTGTGTTATCATTTATTAATTCAAATAAGAAATAAACAGGTGCGGAAAGTGTTGCGTTTTCCGTTGCTGTTATTATAGTTCTGTTTATAGTATCTTTTTTTAATAGTATCATATTGATATTATATATATAATGCTATTTTCTGTTTATTATTAAGCATAAAAAAAGGGTTACTAAATTAATAGCAACCCCTTTTAATTAAATACAACTACTTACGCCACTGTAAGAGTTGCAAACGTCGCTGCATCCATTTCGCGCGCTGGTCCTGATTCCTTGCCCATGAAAGAAACAGTTGTTCCGTTTAAATCTCCGTAAGCTTTCCCAGCTGATTGAGTCGAAGCGGTTAAATCTGCCCCGTTACTTTCACCAACTACCCAATATTTCCCGTTTTGGTCTAAAACAATAATCATCAAAGTTGATTGTGCTAGTAACATCAAAGTGTTTCTATCTTCAGCATCATTTTTAGTGAAAATTAAACTAACTGATTGCTCCCAAAAGTTAGTACCATTTTCAACTGAGTGTTGCCCAGTTTGTACAAATTCCCCTTGCTCGTTTCTTTGTTCGAATGTGAAGAAGTTAGGCGCTGCGGTAGCTCCTGTTATAACATCATCCGCATCATAAGTGAATACAGTTGTCGCATTAGTCGAACCAATATACACTTCTTTTATACCTCCTAAAGAATCTTTACACCCTAGTGCGATTCCATTTGCTAAAATACAGCTCATAATTTTAAAATTTATTTAGTTATTTATAAAAAAAGGGTATAGGATAAGACCCATACCCCTTTTAAGTTTTTATTTATTAGTACTTATTAAGGTACCAAAGTGAATTCAACAACAAACTCAGGAAAAGCAATTTGAGTTCCAATTTTAAGTTTAGCAACAAATCTAACCTCGTCGTTATCCTTAGAGTAAAAGATAGAGAATTGTTCCGCATCGTTTAATAAATCAGTCCCAACATAAAGGTTAGCAGTTCTTGATAGAATCATTCTAGCAGTTCCGTTTAATCCTTTAACAGCGATAACTTTCACGTTAGTACCTGGTACCATTTGAGAAAACTTTTCTCCTTGGTCTTCTGCTCCTGTGTATGCGAATAAATTTGCATCTCTCAAAGCTTTTGCATACGTTCTGTAGTTATCGTAACCCATAAAAAGAACGATATCCTCAGCGTCGATAATGTCAGCGGGAACAGCCGCAACCATACCGTCAACTACATCGATAATATTTGCAGCAGTTACACCAGTTGCAACAGTAACAGCTCCACTGTTTCCATCAACAACAGAAGATTCTGCATCGATAACTTTTAAAAGTCCGTCAGCAAGAGCTAAATTTCCAGACCCTAAAGTATCACCTTTCCAAACGATTGATTCCAACATGTCAGCAATTTTCTCTGCTTTATCTTCTGCATAGATTTGCTCAAAAGGAATAGACTCATTATAAGAACCCGCGTTCATCATTTTTTGAGTGTAGTAAGATTCTAAAGTATCAACACAAATAGACTCATTCACTTTAATCGGTGCTACTCCAATAGTTCTTTGAGATAATACAGTCGTACCATCAGAGTTGAAACCGCATGACCCAGCCTGACCTACTAATGTAGAGTCGATAATGTTAATTGTAGCGCTTGACTTAATGTCTGGCTGTACTGTAATATAATTCAAAGTTCTACCTTCTAAAATTGACTTCTTAATTAAGTCTAATTTGTTTTCATCAGTGTAAACTGATAATCCTGAAACATCTAACCCCATTTTGTTTAAATTTAATTGTTATTTATTATTAT